GATTAATTAAGAATTGAATGTTAGTTGCGTTAGCAATAACTTCTGTATCAATAATTTTCGGACTTGTGCCGTGTCCGTGATAAATTCTGTCTACGTCAGCTTGTCCAGGTACAATAACACCCGACTGAATATAATCGTAGACAAATTGTTTATTAGGAATAACGTTGCCGTCGCCTGCGGTAACACGAGCTGAATAGCTTAGTGCGTCAGCATTAACAATTTTAACAACGTTGCTTGAATTCTGTAGGTCTAAGTTTAAGTTGCTTGCAAGACCTGCTGCAATACTAGCAACTTGAATACCTGCTAGACTACTGTCTGCAAATTGGAAACTAAATGTACCTGGTAAATTAGAATCAGTGTTCTGATCATAGTGTTCTACTGTTTCGTCAAATACAAGTTTTGCATCTGAATAATTACCACGTCCGATTGAAATACCTGCTTGATAATTAAGGGCAGCACTAATACCGTTACCAGACTGCCCATAATTAAGCTGTAGAATATTATCTTTAACAGTTGTATTTGTTGACTCAACTGTTGTAGTTGTGCCTTTAACATCAAGATTGCCAGTAATAACTACAGTACCTTGAGTTACGCCTGTATCAAGCGTAATAGTACCTCCAGACTGTACCTGGACTCTATAATTATTTTGACTGACTTTTAATATTTTAGACATTAATATTCCTTAATTAGGGACCGAAGTCCCTGTTATTAATTAAGCGTTTTCAATTGTTACAGTTGTATTAAGAACTGCTGCACCAAAAGTCCACTTAGCTGATGTACCGCTAGCAAATTGTGTACCTGCTTGGCCACCCAATGCTGCTGGAACTAGAACAACCTTACGGCTTGTTAGTTTAGCAACCAAGTAATTCTTACCTTCGCTATCTGTAGCTTTGATAGAAATTTCGCCAGCTGCGTTGGCAACACCGTCAGTGACTAATTGGCAAATACCTGTACCTTCGGATGTTTTAACTTTATAGCGACGGTCGTTAGTTTGTTTAACAATGTCACCTGTTGATGCTTGTGTACCACCGTTAGCTGCTGGAATAAATGCTGTACAAACGATTGCGTTTTCTTGATTTGTTGAGCTACCTGCAGAACCACTGTCAGTTGTTAAAACTGCTGTCTTTGTTGCGTTACCAGTCATAGTAATTGCTGGTGCTGAAACATAACCAGAACCTTTTTCTGTAACAGTGATAGAATTAACTTTAAATGTTAAGTCAAAAGTAGCATCGTCGTTGCCTGGACCTGTAACGCCAACGGCTGTTACATCAGTGATAGTTGTGTAGTTACCAGCAGTAGTAATGCTAACTGTATCAATTGGACCAGTTGCCCCACCGCCTGTAATTGCTGTAACTGTTAATGTTGCGGCTGTACCTGCGCCAGCGCCTGCGGCTAATGTGATAACATCGTTAACTGCATAACCTGTACCAGCGGCAACTAATGTTACACCGACAACACCCATAACTGCTGAACCAGTAGCTGTTACGCCGCCTGGTAATGTTGGATCAGCGAAAGTTACTGTTGGAACTGCAACATACGCATTATTTGTACCGCCGATAGTAACGCTTGCTACGCCTTCACCGCCGATCCCGTTATCTGTTGTAGTTGTGGTACCAATGTTACGGTTACCGAAATATTTTTTGTTTAATGGACGTCCCATTTGTTTTCTCCTTTAAAGTGACGTTCTAGGTCATACGCAGAGGGATTCTGCATAAACTCATTAATGAGCATGACATAGTATTTAGCCAATCAAGAGAAAGGGCTCCGAAGAGCCCTTTAAAGTGTATAACTTTAAGTAACGGATTACTTGAAGCTTACGTTTGCAATGCTTACACGACCTAGGTAGTCAGCTGCGTTACCTAGAGAAGATGCTGTGTTGCTTAACTCAACATAACCATAACGTGTCATGAATGATACGACTGGTTCAAATGTTGATGGATCAAGAACAACACCACTGCTCATCAATGGAATGTATGGGCAGTAGAATGCAGCAGCGTCAGATTCGCTAGCACCTTTGTAACCGATAAGAACGTCAGTTGTATCAGTTGCGTATGTGTTAACATAAACCTTCATTGCGTTGTTTAATGTACCAACAAACTTAGTGTTTGTAGGTGCTTCAAATGTACCTTCTGTTGTACGAGCAAATGCGCTTGTAGTTGCAGATTGTAGAATTGTTAAAGCAAATGGACTTACAACTGCCCAGTTACCTGCACCACGACGTGTACGCTGAGCGATTAAGTTAGCAACACGGTTGATTTGAACTGCTAGAGCAGCGTGTTCATCACCAACGAATGTAGCTGTACCGCTAACTGCGTTTTGGTCATATGCTTCAACAGCAGAACCTGCTAAAGATGCTAGGCTAGCTAGGATCTCTTGGTCGATTTCAGCTGTAATTTCTTGTGCTAAAGCAGCCATAACTTCTGCTTCGATATCAATACCTTGTTGCGCTTGAGCATCTTGAGCTGCCTCAAATGTCCAACGTGCGCTTAACTTACGAGTACGTGCCTCGACAGTTTGTTTCAAGATTTGAATTGACATACGCTTACCAGCTTGACCTTCTAAGTTAGCTGTTGAAGCTGCCTTAGCTGGGCTTGCATCGTTACCTGAGTAAGCTTCTGCAATCTTGAATGGGCTTAGTGCCTCTTCACCAGCTGTTACGCCAGTTGCGCTATCAGCGTAACGTACACGTAAAGTATGGATTTGACCAACTGGTCCAGTCATTGGTTGTACACCTACCAACTCGTTAGCAATAACTGTTGGCATAACACGGCGGATTACTGGTAGAATCACGCGGTTTAAAGTTGCGACGTTGCCGGCAGAAGTAGCACCTGCTGTTGGGCTTTCAACTAGGTACTTACGTGTGTTCTCTAGTGTTACACCCATTACTGATTTTTTAGTGCCTTGTAAGCCTTCTAATAGGGCTTCTTTGGTTTCTGCCCAACGGCCATTAAGTAGTTCAGACATTTAATTCTCCTTAAATTTTTAGTCCAGCGAGGCGACGAATGTCAATGATGTTTGATTCATCCTCGCCGCTACGATTTGCGTTGGAAACCTTGTTTCCTGTAATTTCTTTAGCCTCTACAAGTGCCTGTTTCTTCTGCGGAGTTTTACCAGCATTGCCATTTAGGACTGCTGGGAGATACTTGTCAAAACTTTCTACAAGTCTTGATGTTTTCACACTCTCCATTAATTCACCCATGATTTCTTTTTGCTCTGAGTTTAATGGAGCAAGTAGTTCACTCATGATTTCTTTGCGTTCTTGCGACTCTTTTAAAGTTGCAATTTCTGCTTGTTTACTTTCTACTAGGGCGTTAGCTTGTTCAATTGCTTTAGCAGCTTCTTGTACAGCTAGGTCCTTCATGTCTATGACCTTGAGTAATTTTGCAGTTTCTGATTTTTCAGAAAGATAGCTTGTTTGATATTCGCTAGCAAAAGCTTCGAATAACTTACGACCGAAGTCGTTACGACGAGCTGCTTCGATGTCTTCTTTCAAGCCATGTAACTCAGAACGTAGTCCTTCGTTAATAACTTTCTCGACTTTCTTAGCTGCACGTTCAACAAACTGTTGTTTAACCTTCTGAAGTTGTTCACGTCCTTCACGAACTAAGCGTACCTTAGTTTCGGCAAGATCTTGTTTGTCTTTGTAAAATTCTGCAATTTCTTGAGCAAGAGCTTCTACAACGAATTGTTCTAAAGTACCGAACTTTTCAGCCATAACTACTTGGTCTTCGTGTAGTTCTTTAACTTCAGCAGCTAGTTGACGTGTAACGAATTCCTTCATTACGCCAGCATCTGCTTTCATTTTAGAAGCATACTTAACCTTCATTTCGGCTAAAGACTTACGGTCTTCGCTAAATTCAGCGATTTCGCTAGCTAGACGATCTGATAACATTTTGTCAACAGCTTCAATCATAGTTTGCTTATCGTGCTCATAGCGTTGTGCAAATTCTTCGCGTAGTGTTTGAGCTACTTGTTCACGGTTTTCGCTAATGCGTTGTTCCCAAGCTGACTCAATAGACTCTTTGATCTCTGTAGAAATCACATTGTTTTCAAATAACGTTTTTAGTGCATCCAACATGTGATTCTCCTTGTTATTGGAGTTTGCCAATTATTGCTAATAGGCTCTCTTTGAGATATTTTTGTGCTTTCGGATCACCCTTAACTTCCTCCGCTATGCGTAGGGCATTATAACCACCTCGTGTACTCATAAGGTGTTCATAAATTGGTGTAGGATATGCTCCTGGGGCACTAGGTTGAGCTACCATATCTACTGTGATAATCTCAAAATCTGATACTTCACCAGAACCGTCATCTCGTACGTTTCCGGATCCGCGACTTGAAACACCTAACTTAACTCCGCTTTCAAGCATTGTACGGATTAGTTGTCCCATCGGTGTAGGTAAAATCTTTAGTTTACCGTAACCATTTGGACCGTCCATCCACATGTTTGTGATCATGTGTGACACACGGTCCAGGTTAATTTTTAAATCATCTGGATGATCTACTTCACCGAGAACACTATAGCCATTCTGAATCTGATCGTTAAGGGTTTTGACAGCCTTGTCAATCTCTTTCACAGGATATACACGTTGGTTTGCATTACGGATACCACCTTGAATGCAAATACCACTCATGTATAAGTTCTTCCCGTCTTTCTCATCAGACTCAACGATAATTTTCGCCTGATCAAAACTAAGGTTTTCTCGTAAGTATTTCATAGATTACTTACGTGATCCAATGATGCTTTTCTTATCTGGTGCAGTGTCGCCACTACCCTTCTTCTCAGCACCGTGTCCAGGTTCTTTCTTCTTGAACGCTGTCTTACCTGCGTTACCGCCTGGTACGTTTACGTTACCGCCGTCTTGCAATTGTGGCTTACCACCTTTGAAAACTCCGTTGCCCTTGAGTTGACCTTTGTTAGCTTCAACTCCTTTTTCTGAGCCACCACGTGCAATGTTTGCAACTGTGCCGCCCATGTCGTTCTTGCTAGCAACTACTGACTTAGCATTTGCGCCGTTGTCACCGTGCTTTGGTAAAGCTACTTTGTCGACATATTCCATGAACTGTTGTAGTTCGTCAACTTCTTCTTCACCACCCATATCGCCGCCCATATCGCCGCCGAAGTCGTCGCCTGGGTTGCCGTCACCAGCTGCGTCGATAGCACCCATATCGTGGTTGCCTTCTTCACCTTCTTGTGACATTAATTCTTCAAATTCTGCTTTTAATTCTTCTAAAGCGTCTTCTAGGTCTAGAACGCGATCTTCTAGTTCGCCTTCGCCGCCTTCTTCGCCGCCGAATGGATCTTCTTCACCTTCTTCGTCACCGCCGAATTCGTCGTCAGCACCTTCTTCGTCGTCAGCACCTTCTTCGTCATCTGCGCCAGCAAATGGATTGTCAGAACCTTCGTCGTCTGCGCTTTCTTCGCCATCAGAACCTTCTTCTTCTTCAGAAGATTCTTCCATGTCTTCCTCTTCTTCCTCTTCTTCCTCAGAAAGGTTGAAGTCTTCTTTTAATAATTCTTCGTAGATTTCGCGTGACTTTCCTACTACGATATTGTGGAAAATCTCTTTTGCTGTTTCTTGATCTTCATTGATCAATGCCTCAAGCATGGCT